CCTGCATGATCCGACCGGTGGCACGAGACGAGCGCCGAGCGCTACGCCGCCGCGGCGAGCTCCGCCAGCTTCTTGCGCGCGTAGAACATGCGGGCTCTCTAGAGGGGATTAATGTCCCTCAACCCATCCGGAAATCCGGAAAATCAGGTCACTCTTCGAGCACGACACGGCTTTCGCCGTTATCGTACTCGTCGAGTATTACCTGGGCAAACCGTGGTACGAAGATATTGATTTCTTCGTAACCTCCTGCCATTGCTGGCAGCCCACCGACCATGTCCAGTAAGCCTAGTTTTCGAAGATCCGGTTTGTTAAGACCGAAACCTCTATACCAAGGATGGACAAGACCGGCATCAGCCGCAAGGAGACTCGCGACCAACTGACCCTCGGGGAGATCGTCGCTCAGTTCGGCTTTAGACCTACTTAGAGCTCGGACCGTCCAACCCTCCCACCCTCTTTTAGAGGGCAGAAGCTTAAGCTCATCAACGGCACCAATAAAGGCACCATCTCCGAAGCCGTCGGGGAGTCGGGGTTCACGCCATTTGCTAGGCGCGAGCTTGCGAAGACTAATTAAAGCCTCCGTGTTCGACAACTCGCTCCTGCGCAACCACCTGTGAAGGTTGTTGTGAGCAAGGAACAAGCGGTCTAAAGCACGCACCGGGCGCCTGACATAAAAAGGAGTTATTTCCGCGCCGAGAAAGTAGTGTTTACCACAACTCTCTCTATACGGCCCATCATAAAACGTCTTCGTGGCATTAGGGGTGAAACCCGCTTGCCAAAGGCGACGCAATAATTCAGGGCATTTCGTACTACGGATAACAAGATCATCACCGTAGACGAGCACGGAATCATCCCTCTCCACAATATTAGGACAGCACACCTGCTGGGCGATAGCCCAAAATATGAGCGATTCAAGCTCAAAGGTGTAGCCGTTCCCCATTGAGGAGAACTTCTGGTACTGAATTAAGGTACCATCTGTAAGAACGCCAACTGGCGAGCGGACCTGCTCAAGGGCCCACCACCAATCATTAGGAAGGAGAAAACTGACTAATTCAAAGGCGACGGTGTCGCTAGCCATGGAAAGATCCACGGTCGCGAGAGAACCATCGAGACTGCCCTTTCGAGCAGCCATTTGGTTATTCCTCTGATCATTCAAATCAACTCCGACCTGCTTAAGTTTCCGACGGATAACGCGGCCAATCCCTTTCTGAATGTATACATTCATGCAGGGCTCTTTCGCTAT